ATGGACTACGTGATCGAAGCCCAGCGCGCCGGCGAGGCAATCGATGCCTTCATGCGGCGCCGGAAACACGAGCTCGTGCACGCCGTCGACGGCCAGGTGCTCGCCTTCGCCCACAACAAGCTGGTCGATGATCTCTGCCGGCGTCTCGCCGACAACATCGACCTCAACCTCGAGGCCGAGCCGCGCGCCCTGCGCGCCCTGCTGTCGGCGCGGATCATGATGTTCCTGGCCAACACGACGACCGACCCGGAGACCGAACTGCTGCGGCTGCCGCAGGCGCCGGCCGGCGACCAGCTGCTGAGCCTTCTCTTTCGCCGCTTCATCGTGAAAGTCCGCCTGCCACGCGAATGGAACGGCCAGCCCTACAGCTCGCGATAGCTTCCGGCCGGGCGTGTTGCAATCTGGTCGCCCAGTACCTACTTTCGTGATTGGTGCGGCACTGACGCCGGCCAAATGTGGAGGCTCAATCATGGCGAATCCCGCCATTTCCCCCGATCGTATTGGCGACGCTGGCAGACAGCTCTTCGGCGAACATTGGCAAGGCCCGCTGTCGAAGGCTCTCGGAGTGAGCTCGCGCCAGCTCCGGTATTGGCTTTCCGGCGATGACGCACCGGATCAGGACCACCTTCGGAGGCTTGTCGCCCTTCTGGACCACGCATCGGCTGAGGGGCAGCGCCTGGGCGGATACTTCAGGCAGGTCATTCCCCATGCCACCAATCGACAGGACGGCTACCATTTCCCGCGCAGCGATCTCAGGAGGCTTGACCGGAGCGTGGTCGAGCACATCCCCACTCGGTCCAGGATATCGTTCTACGACTACGTCGACCCGCCGCCCGACGATTTTGTGCCCGGAGGCACCATTTCTAACAGCGCTTTCTGGTCGACAGACGAGCTTGCAGCATTTCAGAGAGCCGCCTGGAAAGTGATGGCCGAAGTGCGCTACGGCGCCCAGATTCGGGACGTCCGTCGCCTCTTGCGGGATCTTCCTGGACAGGTCCTCGTCGCAGACTTGGTTAGAATCCTCCGGGGCGGGGACGAAAGCAGTCTCTGGACAACCGAGCGCGTGAAAAACGCAATAGATGAACTCGTCGTCGATGAGGAAGCCGAATGGCTCGGCCTTGCTCGGCAGGCCGTTCGCTACCGGCCGGAAAACAGGCGCACAAGCCAAGGCGGCCGTTGACGCATCACGCGGCATCGAACTTTCCAATCTCATCGCCCCAGCCGACGAAACCCGGCTGCGCCTGACGCGCGAAGAGCTCGACTCGAGGGCCGCTGGCATAGCGCACGATCCGCTGCGCCACCTCGTCGGGCTTGCGGCTGTGCTCACGTACCGGCGCGAAGACGGCTTCCTGGATGTCCGCCCGATTCCGCTTGGGAGCGCCGCGTCGGCCGAGGAAGCACGGCTCGGTGTTCTTCCTCGTCGTGTAGCCGGTGAGCATGTGGACGCTGCGCCTGGTCATGAGCTCGCCGACGTGGTTGCGCCGCAGCTTGATCCAGGAGAAGCCGATGCTGGAGTACTCGAAGCCCCACGCCTTCATCACCTGGAGCGCCGCGGGCATGTGCGGCCACGTCGACCACATGAAGAGCCAGCAGTTCTTTGCCGCGAACTCACCGATCGGCAGCGCGCAGATCTCGGCCGTGGGCATCGTCTTGTAGTGCCGATCGGGCAGCCTCGAGGCGCCGACGGTCTGCTTGCCGCGCGTGGCGTACTTCCACGGCGGATCTGCATAGATCACCCGGAAGCCTCCCTTCGGCGCCACGAGCTCGGCCGAGCTGCTCATGCCGTCGCCGGCGTCGACGTGGCGAAGAGATCGTCGAGCGGGTTGGCAGCTGCTTTCGCCTTGCCGCCGTCGATCGAGCGGAAGGCGCGAATCGGTTCCGGCTCGTTCATCCGGAATTCCTCGCCCGCCGCCTTCGCCTCGGCCAGCGCGATCGTCACCTTCACCTGCAGCGGCATCGGGATCTGGCGGCGGAAGCGCCAGCAGATCGCGTAGAGCGCATGGCGCTGGCGCACCGTGATCGGCAGCTTCTGTGTGACGGCCACCAGCAGCGTGTCGGCGATGCGGGAGGCGTTGGCGCTCATGCCTCGCACATCCTTCAGTGCCCGGATGCAACGCTCGTCGGTCGACGTCATCGGCTCGCCGCGGCGATGGGGCGTCATGCTGCTCTCCTCATGAGATCGGCCCCGTCCGCGTGCCGGTGCCCGTCCAGGTGATGTTGGCATTGCCCTTGACGGCGTAGCCCGCGGCACCGCCGCCGCCACCGCCGCTGCCCGGCGCGCCCGGCGGCGTCGTGGGATCGATGAGGCCGTCCGTGCTGCCTGTGCCGCCGGGCGCGCCGGTGTTGCCGGGCGCGCCGGGCGTCCCGTAGCCGCCGCCGGCGCCGCCCGTGCCGCCCGCGCCGCCGGTGCCGCCGGTCGCCGTGGCGCCACCGGCCGAGACGAAGTTGCCGCCGGTGCCCGGCGCGCCGCCGGCACCCGCGAAGCCGCCGCCGGCACCGCCCGCACCGCCACCACCACCGGGACCGCCGTCGGCCGTCGCCGTCTGCAGGGAACCTTCGCCCGAGTCCCACAGGAAGGAGGCGTCGCCGCCTCGGCCGCCCGCGCCGCCATGACCGCCGCCGCCGCCGCCGCCGCGGATGAGCGCGCCGGTGTTGTCGACCGTGATGATGCCCGACGCGCAATCGAGCGCATGGCCGCCGGCGCTGGCGGCGGCGCCGTGCGCGCCCGAGATCGTGCCGAGGTTGACCAGCGTCGGCTTCACGCCGGTCGGCCAGGTGCCGCGGATCAACGCCGTTGAAGCAGCCGACGTCGAGCCCACGACAACGCCGGCGTCGATGATGATCGTGACGGCCTGCACCGGATTGCCGGAGTAGCCCGCGGCATTCGCAACGGTGCGCAGGTTGACGTTGTTGGTGTCGGCCGAGATGTGGACGGTGAGCGGGTCGACCGGCGAGCCCGGCGGCACCACGTCGTCGGGCGGCAGCGCTTCATACATGCGCGGATCGTCGTCGGCCGCGATGATGTCGCAGGTCCGTTCATCCTGCGGCTCGACCACGATCACTTTTAGCCGCTTGGCATAGGTCTCGCCCGGCCCGAACTGGATAAAAGTCCGTTCGCGATCGCCGCCGGTCAGGATCTCCGGTAGCTCGCCGGCGCCGACCACGATCTTGTCGGCCGAGGCGCCGGCCGTCGCGATGAAGGGACCAACCTGCATCGCGGTGTTGCTCCGGAAGGCGAGGTAATGCGTGGCGCCGTCGGTGAACACCATCGGCTCGGCCAGCGTCAGCGTGCGCGTGCCTGCGTCCCAGGCCAGCACCTCGGCATACTGGCCCCACGCCGGCAGGTCGTGGGCGACGGCGATGGTGTCGCCGAACAGCAGCGTCAGCCCCTCCATCTCGGTGCCGATCTGGGCGGCGCGGCGGCGGTAGCGGTTGCCGCGCAGCCGGTTCCACAGCACGGCGCGCAGCTGCGGCCGGTAGGTGATGCCCTCAGTGCCGATCTTCGAGACATTGAGCTGCGGACTGTCGTCGAACGCCTCAGTGACGGTGACCGGCTTCCACGAGTTGGTGTCGATGTAGGTGCCGCTGGCGCCGTCGGCCGTCTGGTCGTCGACCATCTTGTAGTCGCTCTTCCAACTGCCCTTGCGGATGTTCCTCGGCGTGAAGGCCATGGCCGGCGCGGTGTTGGCGCGATCCAGCACCAGGCAGATCTTATTGCCCTGCTCGACCTCGACGCCCACGACGGCACGCGCCACCCGCTGCAGCGCCTCGCGGGTCGGCATCGGCTGGTCCCACACGAAGTCGAAGGTCCAGTTGTCGTTGGCGAACTGCTCCTTGTTCGCATAGATCCCGGCGAGGTCGATCTTGTCGTCTGTGTTCCAGGTGCGGGCGATATGGACGAAGCCGTCGCACGGACAGCGCGTGGCGACCAGCTCCTCCGTCATCGTCTCGGCCTCGAAGTCCCACGTCGGCAGCAGGCGCGTGGCGATCAGGTTGACTCGGCGGCTGGTCTGGTTGTTGAGATCGCCGGTCGCCTTCATGCGCATTGCGATCGTGGTCACGCCGGGGAAGCGCCTTTCCGTCGTCAGCCGGCCGCGCAATCCCACCCACTGGATGTCGTGGCGGGCGGTGGCGGAGCCATCCTTGGTGTCGGTGCGCTTCAGCCGCACCTGCCAGCGCCCCGACCACGGAAGCTCATAGGTCTCGGTCGAGCGCTGCTCCTTCTGGGTCGCGGCGGTCTTGGTCACGGTGTCGATCGACTCCCAGGTTTCGGACACCGGCGTGCCCTCGGCGTCGATCTCCTGCGCTTCGATCACCACCGTGATGCTCTTGCTGTCGAAGCCGCCCGAGGTGTTGTACTTATACAGGCCGCCCGGCGTGATCAGGTCGACCTCGAAGGTATCGATCAGCGTACCGGCCGGGTTGGCCGCGAACGGTCCCTTCCAGGGACTGCCCTCGCCGGCATCCGGCAGCAGTACCGTGGCAAGGTCGCGGCAGGGCAGGAAGCGCGGGTCGCAGATCTCCGGGTCGCCCAGCTCGCCGGGCTCGATCTGCTCCCAGTCGATCTCCTCAAACGAAGAGATCGGCGTGTCGCCGATGCGGATGTCCTTGTCCTCGTCCTCGATCAGGATCGAGCCGCGCGACGGCACCAGCAGCGAATGCACATACTGCTCGTTGTCGACATAGCGCGAATAGGGCGCCATCGCGAGGTCGGGATAGACGACGTGGCGGCCCATCAGCTCCGGTTGCGCCTGCTCCAGGCGCGCCGTGTTGCCCTGCGCGCCGATCGAGAAGGTGGGCGACGCCGTTGCGCCGCCGTTGCCGCCCATGGCGGCACTGCTGCCATACGCTGCCGCGCTGGGTGGCGGCGCCGGTCCGGAGAACAGCGACATGAGGCCCGAGGCGGCCACACTCAGGACGACACCGATCCCGGCGGTTAGGAGTGCGCCACCGAGCGTGACTGCGCCGGCCGCGGTCGTCATTGCGATGCCTAGAACAGGTGCTAAGAGCCCTGCTAGATAGGGTGCCGCCACCGCGATCGCGATGGCCAGCACGATGCCCAGTACCGCACCGCCGCCCTTGCCGCCGCCCTGCAGGCGCGTGGCGAAAGTGACGACGTCCTCCGGCCCGATGACCGTCTTGCTCCATTGAGCTCGCAGCAGTGGCCGGCCATTGAGCAGGCAGGTGGTCGGGCGATTGAACTCGCGGACGCGCCGGTTGCCCAGCCGCTCGATGCGGCGCACCGACGTGTGGCCACGGAGTCCACGCTGGCGCAGCGCGCGACGCACCGTCACCGGCTTCTTGAGCCGATACTCGCGCCGCTGCAGCGGATCGAACGGATTGTCGAAGTGGACGACCTTACCCATGGCCGGGCACCACCAGGGCAGGCACCGCCGGCATGTCGATCGGCCGGTAGAAGGTGATGATCCGCCACTTGGCCACGAGAAGATGCATGCGCGAATGCAGCACCGAGCCTGCGCCATTGATGCAGTGAAGCACCGACCCGCCGTCGACGTCGTCGACCCAGACGCCGACGTGGCTGGGATGCGTCCAGTGCGCCATCAACACGGCGTCGCCTGATCGCGGCGTCACGACGGCTTCCCACCCCAACGCTGCGGCAGCTGCGGGCACCTTTCGAAGCAGCTTCGAAAGCTTCTCCGGCTGGGCGATCTCCGGGGCCGCGATGCCGAACTGCTCGCGCTCGACGTGGCGGAAGAAGCCCCAGCAATTGAAGCCCGATGGATCGTCGCCGCCCTTGGCGTATGGCAAGCCGAGGTATCGTTCAGACCAATGCGTCATTGCCCGATCAGCCCCGGGTACTCGGTCGCGGTGTAGAGATGGCGCGGGAAGGCGCCGGCGAGATCTAGGGCGACGCGGGCGCGCCCGGTGACGCTGAAGCTGTCGACGCTGCACTGGCTCAGCACGAACGAGGGCGGCGGTATCATCTGCGGCCCGCCGTCGAGGTCGGTCGACAGGAAAGGGCGATAGCACATGATGATCTTGGTCGGCTCGACCACGGCGAGATCGAGGTTCTCGATGATGCGGCGGTCGATGTTGTCGATCTTGAAGGCGAGTTCGGCGCCCGAGCCCGGCTCGATGCGCCCCAGGGCGAAGCTGAAGGCAAACGACCGCCAGATGATCGTCTGCCCGCCCTTGACCGGCGCATCGTCCTCGACCGGCGCCGAGACCTCCTCCTCGTTGGTGGTGATCCAGATCGAGTCCGGGTTGCCGTCGTCGTCAACGAAGTTCGGATGTCGGATCTCCAGCGTGTCGATCACCACCTCGTCGTCGGGCGCGATCGCGTAGGCCTCGGCCAGTGCTTCGGAGACGGTGGGATCGGGCATTGCCTAGTTCTTCGCGCCCCGGGCCCGCGCAATCTTGAGCGGCGCGCTGATGGCGTCGGCGACATTCAGCGCGATCGCCGACACGGTGAGGCCGCCATTGCGGACGGCCAGATCGATCAGCTGGCAGGCGGCCTCGATCTGCCGTCCCGTGAGCCTCACCTCGTACACCGCGTCCGGATCGTCCGCCGCCGTCGGCGTGGCGGCTCGCTTGGCAGCCGCCTTCATGCGTCCACCGCATCGCCGAACTCCGGCGCCTCGCGGCCTTCGGCGATCTGCACCTTGGCGTCGGCGTAAAGGTCGGGCCGGCCGATCGACTCCGGCGTCTGCCCCACGCCCAGTATCATCGTGAAGGGCTGCTCGCGCAGAGGAGCCTTGTTTGCCAGGTTGGCCGCCTGGTTGACATAGCCCGCCAGCACATACCAGACGGTGCGGGCGCGAACGTCGAAGGCGACATTGACGATGCGCCAGTAGGTTGCCGAGGCGCCAGCATTGGTCTCGATCGATTTTGACAGTGCCATTGTCTTCTCCTTGCTGACTACTTCGCGACCCAGCCAGTGTTGCCGGTGCCGCTCTCCTTGACGTAGATCGACGTGTTGGCGCCGCCATCGAGGCGCAAGGCAATCGAACCGATGCGCGCCGTAACGGCCCCTTCGGGTGTGCCCGTGCACGGGTAGATACCGACATCGGTCGAAGCGCCGGTCGCGAACAGCAGCGAGGTAAAACCGCTGCCGGCCGCATTGGTGAGACGCAAATTGCCATCGCTTGGGGAGTTGATGGAGAACTTCGCCGGCCACAGGAGACTGCCTGCGAGAAGCACGTTCGATGCGAAGAGATCGGCATAGGCGCTGTCATCCGCCAGCCGCACCTCGATGGCCCCCCCGTTGCGCTTGAGCGCCGGGAAGCTCGAGGTCGTGCCGCCCAGCATCAGGCGCCCGAAATCCGACCCAGCGGCGTTCGCCATGAGAAGGCGGCCGTCGGCCGGCGCATAGAGCGAGCCGCGCGACGTGAACAGGAAGCCGCCAGCAGAGGGAACCGTAATATTCGCGGCCAACAGGTTCGCGTAGTCCGAGTCGTCGGCAAGGCGTACCTGGAAGGATGCGCCCGAACGCTTCAACGCGGGAAAGCTCGATGACGACCCGCCCAGCATCAGCAGCGAGAAGTCGGTACCGGCGGCATTGGTGAGCATGAACAGCCCGTCCGCCGTTGCCGAGAGCCCGCCTCGGTTCGTGATCAGAAGGCTGCCGCTCTGTTCGACCAGAACATTCGACGCCAGGAAATTCGCATAGGCACTATCGTCGGCGAGTCGCGCCTGGATGGAAGCGCCCGATCGCTTCAGCGACGGGAAGCTCGACGTGCTGCCACCAAAGTTGAGCTTGGCCGGCAAGGTGAAGTCACCGCCACCGGCGAGGAACGCCGACAACTCGGCGGACGCACGCGCCAGCGTGCGCACCATCTCGCCACCGCCGACGTCGACCAGGCTGGTGCCGCCAGTCGCCGGGCCGGTGACGACGGCGTGAAGGATCGCCGCATCGGCGGAGACCAGTGCCGCGGCGGCGGCAATGCTGGAGGCTTGGGTCATCGATCGGTCCTCATGAAGTCCACAGCTCGTAGGTCACGACCTGGTGCAGCGCGTTGATGGCGGCGAACAACTGGTCGCCGTCCTCGTCGATCAGGATGGTGAGGTCGGCGTCGGTGAGCATCGGCCGGTCGCGCACGTCGAGCTTGGCAGTAACCACGACGCGCGCGCCGTTCTGGAATTTTGCGGGCGCTTTGCCCTTCTGGAACCGCGCCTCGCACTCGACCAGGCCGAGGCCTCCGAGATACGGGATGTTGAACCAGGTGGCGCCGTAGTTGGCGCGATGGCGCAGCCAGCCCTCGAAGATCGCGAACTGGAAGAGCGTGAAACTCCATTGCGCGGTGAGCTCGCCCGATGCCTGCGTGCTGGTTCGCCGCTGGCGCGCCGAGCCGGCATCCATCTCGGTGCGGATCATCTTGGGATCGTCGTCGATGCCGTAGCCCTGCATCGAGGGCAGCGGCAGCGAGGCCGGCCAGGAGAGGTCGAGCGTCATGTGCCCATCGCCTTCATGTTCTGGGCGCGGGGTTGAGGTTGAACCGGCCGGCGATCGACTTCACGATCGTGCCGCGACCTTGGGTGATGTCGGCCGCAATCTCGTCCTTCACTTGGCCGACGATGACCCTGAACATCGGCTTGCCGCCGGCGCCCGTGCCCTGCTCGGAGCGGACCCGCTCGTTCGAGTAGTTGTTGACCGCAAAATCGACCTCGAGCACGACGCCGCCTGCCGCGCCGCCCCCTGCGCCTCCGCGGCCGACGTTCCAGCGATGGCGCGGGTTGCTGGTCGTCAGGACCTCTTCGTCATCCTGCGCGATGATCGCGCGCTCGCCGGCGACCAGGCCGCCGCCGTGGTAGCGCGGTGCGTTGATCCAGAGATCCGGCGACACGCCGCTGCGGGGTGTGCCGTCACGGCCGACGATGCCGCCCTTGTGATAGGTGTAGCCGGTGCCGGTCCCGATCGACGGCACGGTGCTCCCGCCGCTAAAGAAGCTGCCCCACGGGATGCCGGCGAATGCCTGCGAGATCGGCCCGGTGATGGATTGACGGATGGCGATGCGCGCCAGATCGGCGATGATTGAATTCGCGAGTTGCGAGAAGGTGATCTGGCCCGTGGTGGCGACCTGGACCAGCGTGTCCTCGATCGTGCGCAGGCCGGCCGTCACGCCCTGGGAAGCGGCTTGCCCGGCGTTGTTCGCCTCCTGGGCATAGCGGCGCAGTCCGGCGATCATGCCGTCGGTGGCGTCGCGGCTCGCCTCGAGGCGGCGCTGCTCACTCGCCCGCGTGTACTCCTCGATCGCGCGGCTGGTCAGCAGGCCGGTGGCCTGCAGCTCCTGCAGCTTCGCCATCTCCTCGTCGTAGGCGACGTTGGGATCGTACTGGCGGTTCAGCGCATTGGCATCGCGCCGGATCTCGGCCGCCATGGCAGCGCGGGAGAGGCGATCGTAGGTCGCGATCTGGCGCTCGGCCGCGGCGATGATGGTGGCGTTGTTGGTGGCGGCGGCCTGGGCGCGGAGATCCTCGGCATAGGTCGCGACCTTGTTGGCGCGCTCGGTCTCGCGCGCCGCCGCCGAAGAGCGGCCTTCGGCGTCGACCAGGCGCTCGAGGCCGGCGACTTCGCGCGCATAGGCCTCATTCTTCTCAGCCGACGCCGCCACGGCGCCGGCGGCCTGCTCCTCGAGCGTGCGCTGCGCGACTTCACCCGCGGTGCCGCCGGCGATCGAGCCCTGCTGCTCGGCCGCCTGGGCCTTCAGCTGGGCGGCGAGCTGCAGCGCGGAGGCTCGTGACGTGCCGTAGGCGGCGGCGACGCGCAGCGCGGCCTCCGCCTCGGCCGACAGCAGCTGGATCTGCTGGCCAGTGGCCGTCGCCTGGGTCTGCAGCACGTTGGCGCGCGCCTGGTTTGCCGCCCTGTTGGCCTCCTCGAGCGTTCCGCCTTGCTCGAGCACACGCTTCTTGGTTTCTAAGTACGCGCGCTCGGCCGCCTGCAGATGCGTCGGCAGCTTGGCCAGGGTCGACTCGAGGTCGAGGCCGCGTTGCAGCTCCTCCGCCGGCGTGCGCAGCCCCTTCAGCTGTCCGTCGATCTGGGTGATGCGCTCCTGGGCGCGCGCCAGCGTATCGGGATCGAGCAGACCGCTCTTGGTCGACTTCTCGATCTGAGCGCGCTCGTTCTCCAGCGCGCGCCGCTGGCCAGCGACGGTCACCGACTTGTCGAGAACGGCGATCGCGTCCTTGACTTCGTTCTTCAGCGCCGTCGCTTCGCTGGTTACCTGGTCCTGCACCGCCTTCGCCGTGACCGTGCTGGCCTTGCCCTCGAGCTGCGAGACATTGGCCTGCATGTCGCGGATGCGGGCTTCGCTGGCCGTGAGGGACCGGTTGATCTGCGAGCGCTGGAAGTCGGAGCTGGCCCTGGCGAACTCGCCCTGCAGGGCGAGCAGGTTCTTCTTCTCCGCCTCGAGCGACGCGCGCGTCTTGGCGACGTCCTCGGCCGTCGGCCCGCCACCCGGAGTGGCCTCGGGTCCGCGACCCGAAACGAACGCGGTGGCGCCCTTCAGGATTTCCGTGGCGACGAAGGCGAGGCCGCGGGTCGCTCCGCTCTTGGCCACGTTGTCGGCGAAGTTGGACCAGGCCTTCGACAACTCGTTGACGGCAAGCGTCGCCGGCGACAGGCCGCGCTCGTTGGCGCCCTTGAGGTGGCGCTCGAGCGCCGTCAGAACGACGCCGACGGCGGCACCCTTCTGGCCCATCTCCTCGAAGCGGCGGATCTGCTCGAGCTCGGCCGGTGTCAGCGCATTGAAGGTGGCGTCGAGCTTCTTGGCACCGGCGACCGTGCCATCCAGTCCGGAGGAGAGCGCCGAGGCTGCCGTCGGCAGATCCGTGCCGGTGACGCGCGCCAGGTCGCGTGCCAGGCCCAGCGTGCGCTGTACCGCCTCTCCGGTGATCCGGTTGTTCGACAGGAGCTGCAGCGCGCCCTGCTGGGTCTCCTCGCGGTTGGCACCCGGCCGGCGCGCCTCTGCCTGGACAAGCAGCTGGAGTTGGCCGGCCGTGACCTGGGCCGCGCGCCCGGTCGCCTGCAGGGCGTTTTCCGCCTGGCGCTCCTGGGCGGTGAGCGTCTCCAGGTGCACGACGGCGCCGATCGTGGCACCGACGACCAGGGCGATGCCGGTGGCGTAGGCGGCGGCGGCGAGCGGGATGGCGCGGAGCGCGTTGCCGATGCCGCCGTAGAGCTGGGTGATCTGGGGACCCTGCTGCACGGCGGTGCGGAAGACACCCTGGCCGCTCGCGAGCTGCACGAAGATATCGTTCAGCTGGTAGCTGAGCTGGATGCGCTGCTGCGTGAGCGCCTTGTTCTGGCGCTCGATCGAGCCCGCGGTGTTGTCGTTGGCGACACGCACGCGTGTCTGGGCAGTCTCGTAGGCCTGGCTTGCGCTCGTGCCCTTGGCGAGCTCGGCCACCTGGGCGCGGGTCGCGGCACCGAACACCGCCTGCAGCTGCTGCCCCGACTGCTCGACGCTCGTCATCAACGCCTGAGAGCGCGCCCTGGCGGCGTCGGCCGCCTGTTGCTGGGCGAGCCGCGCGAAACCATCGGCCTGCGACTTGGCGCTGACGGTGGCGGCGGCCTGGGCTTGCGTCGCCTGGCCCGTTGCCGTCGCCACCGCGGTGCTGGTGTCGGCCAGCTTGCGGCCGGCCGCGCTCAGCCCGTCGAGCGCCGCCCGGCCGGCGTTGGCGCCAGCGACGAAGCCGCCCTCGACGAGGACGAGCTCGCCCTGGACCTTGAAGCTGGCGCCGGCCATCTCAGGTCACCGCCTCTCAGCCATGGCGAGCAAGGCCGCGTCTTCCATCACCTGCAGCTCGTCGAACAGCGCCGGCGAGAACGGGATGCGGTGTCCGCGCAAGGCGACCCGAACGCCGGCATAGTTGAGTCCGGTGGCGATCAGCCGGTCGCCCGCGACCAGCTTGTTCCACTGCGTGGCGACGGCGCAGAAGGCTCGCACGGCAAGGCGACAGCAGGCCGGCAGCACGATCGTCTCGGCCTGTTGCTCGGCCTCGATCTCCGCACGCTTCTGGTCGATCACCTCGGGGGGTGCGCCCTGCATCTTCATGTCCTCGAGCACCTGGTCGGGCGCCGCCGGACCCGAGCTCAGCGCCCAGGCCCGCGCCGCCCGCTTCAGTTTTTTGCGAGCAGGCCCTGGCGACCGCGAAGGTAGGAGAACAGCACCGCGTTGGTGATGTAGGCGTGCCCGAGGAAGAGCTCGCGCTGCGGCTCACTGAACGGCAGCGGCTGATCGTCGGGTCCGACGATGCCGTCCCAGCCCTTCCACACCTGGCGCAGCCCATCGGCGTTCGGCAGCTTGACGAATTCCTCGATCGCCTTGTCGTCGAGATAGAGGAACTCGGCCGTGAACGTCTGCTGCACGCCGCCGGGCGTGATGACCGTCACCGTCTCCTTGAAAGTGAAGACTTCCTCGAACTTGAATTTAACGTCGGCCATGCTGCCCTCTACTTCACGGTGATCTTGTAGTCGGCGACGCCGGCGGCGGGGACGATCTCGCCGCCCAGCGTGATGCCGGCCTTGTCGCTCACGCGGGTGCGCGCGAAGGTCTGCGTCTGCCAGTTGGTGACAGCTGCTTCCACGATCGCGCCGGCGACAGAGCCGTGCGTCATGGCCACCGCCTTGTGGCTGCCGATGACGCCGATGGTCGCTTGGTAGATGCGCGTGGCGAACGGCGGCTCGAGGATGGTCACCGTGACCGACGGGCGGCGATCGGTGATGTCGATCGCCCGGCGATTGATCAGCTCGCTGTACTCCTTCGAGACCCCGGAGTTGATCTCCAGGCTCTGCAGATCCTCGGTGGCGCCGCCGATCGTAAGGGCCGGGACCGTGTCCTTGCCGAACAGCGGCGGCGTTTTCCAGGCGGTGAAGTCGACAGCCGGGTAGGCCACGTTGGCGTTGGCGTCGAACAGGCCCAGCAGATCGAACTCGCCCTCGGGAAATGCACCGACGCCCCACCGCCAGATGATGCCGCCGCGCGCGCCCAGGATGCGGGTGCGGTTGGCCTCGAGGTTGAAGTAGAGCGAGGCCGACTCCTGGGCGGCGTCGATCGGTGTGTACTCGACCTTGGTGTCCGCGGTGACCGTCTTGGCGTGCGCTGTGCAGCGCGCCAGCCAGTCCCAGGCCGGCGCCGTGCCGGCGGTGCCGGAGCTCGCGAGGAAGATCTTGCCCTTCAGCGAGACGTGCCGGCCATGCAGCGCCTTGGCGCGGCCACCCATGCCGGTGCGGATCGAATCGACTTCGACCAGGTTGCCTTCGACGTCGTTGATCGTGACGTCGCGCAACACCGCCGACGCCGTCGGCGTCTGATCGGTGCCCGACACGGCTTCGATGGCGGCCAGGACGGCCAGGCGTTCTGCTCTGATAGCCATGCTCTGGCCTCCTTAGATGTTGCTATCCGCCGGCGGCGCCGCCGGCTCGGGTGAGGGGTTGGGCGCCGGCGCCTCGGGCGGGATCTCCCGCAGCGAGCCGTCTTTCTGGCGCACGAACGATCCGCCCGTGGTAGGCGGCGCGTAGTCGGGCTCGGGTGTCTTCTTCACAGCCATCCTCTTCTCCTCAGCTGCCCTGCACGCTGTTCAGGCGCGTGAAGGACATTTGGAACCAGATCGTGCGTGGCTTGACGGCCAGCATCTGGGTGCCGCCGTAGACCAGGGCGCCGGACATGGCCTCAGGCACGAAGCCCAGGAGCGATGCCAGCACGGCATTGCGTACGGTCACGATCGCGTCCGTCGCGGCTTGCTTGCCGCGCTGCGTGCCATCGCCCAGGCAGATGGCGATCGTGGCGAGCTCGCTGACAGCCTGCACGACGGGCCCGGTGCCGCCCTCGTTCTTCCCAGGGCGATCGCCGCTGAACATCACGAAGGCCGCCGGCCGCTTCTCGAAGGACACAGCGAACTGCGCATCCATGAGCCCGGCGAAATCGACGGCGCCTTCGACGCTCTTCAGCGCCGAGCAGTTCTCGGTGAGCTGCTGGATGATGGCGTCGATCACGCGGCGCCTCCCGCAGCGGGCCCGGCCACGTAGTCGGCGATGGTGTCGGCCCAGCGCTGCTGGTCGGTGTCGGAGGCGCCGACGAAGGCGCGCGACGGCAGCACGATGATCGACTCGGCCAGCGCCTGACCGAAGCCGGTGCCGGCGTCGGCGCTGCCCTGCCGGCCGCGATGGGCGAAGGAGCCGCCTGACTGATGGATGGCGGCGTGCACCATGTTGGTGCCGTAGGTCACACCGTCGGGCCCGGCGATATAGGAGAGCGAGCCCATGAGGCCGCCGCGCACGCCGCGCTCGATCAGGGTCCGGCGGCCCTCGCGGGTCGCCGCGGCCGACGGCTGCCAGGCAACGCCCTCGGGCGTGCGGCTCTCCTCGAAGGCCCGCGTGGTGATGCTGACCATGTCCTGGCCGATGTCCTCTAGCGGCTCCTGCAGGTTCGAGCCGCGGGCGATGAGGCCTTCGACCTGGCGCGCGAGCTCGCGGTCGTCGAGCGTGAAGCGCATCTGCACGCCGCTCATCAGAGCTTCCTCAGTTCGGCGCGCGACACGGCGCGATCGCCCGCCTCGTACAGGATCTCGTTCTGCGGCGGGGTGGCGGCGGCTGGCTCGGGAATGGCCAGGCGCGCCACGCCGCGCGAGATATCCTTCAGGTGCGCGATGGCGGCGTCGTAGGCCTTCTGCACGAGCTCGGGCCGCTCGACGGTGTAGAGGGCATGGCGGGCGAGATCCTCGCACAGGCCCTGGAGCACCGGGTCGGGCGAGGCGAGCGGCAGCGCGTAGCGCGCGCCGATGTAGCTGTCGATCGTGTTGCTGGCCTTGGCGATGGCCGCCGCCACCACCGCCGAGTCGATCTCCGCCGCGCCGGCCCGATCGCTGTTGGCGATCAGCTCCGACTCGCCGAAGCGGGCGACCAGGTCGGCTTGGGTGCAGTAGGCGGCCATCTGACGCTCAGTCGCGCGTCGGCCAGGAGTAGGTGTGCGGGCCTTCGCCTACCTGGACGCTGGTCGCCCAATGCGTGTCGTTTCCGTCCAGGAATACCTGGAGCTGGACCGCACTCTCCGGCGCCTCGCCCCACACGTGCACGATCATCGCCGGAAAGGTGTCGCCTTCCTTGACGCTATTGCCGCGCAGAAACTCGTTGGCATGAGCGCGAACGCCGCGACGGCTCGTGATCTCCTGGGCATCCTGTGCCGAGAGCCGATAGTGAACGATGCGTCCGATGGTAGGCTTCATGGTCTTCCTGACGTTGCGCTTCGAAAACCTCGCGGCGATCGCGGGGCTTGCGAAGCGGGCGGCGCGATTGCCCTGCGCCGCCCAGGAGCGCCTAAAGCCGGCGCCCCTTCTTGGATTTCGATGATCAGGACTTCGCGGCGGCTTCCTTGATGGCAGGCGCCTCGATCGCGTTGACGCCGAGGAGCGGAGCCGCCTCGGCCTCGGTGAGCTCGATCGGCTCGCCGGGCTGGTAGGTCTCGCCGTTGTGGCTGAGCGGCGAGCGGACGACGGTGTACTTGCCGGTGGGGCCTTTCGGCTTCTGGGCCATGTTTGCGTCTCCCCTAGGCGACGGCGTTCTGGAAGAAGAAGCCGACGTCCGGTGCGCAGACGATCTCCTTCACGCGCTCGCCGGAGCGGACCAGCGTCGAGCCGGTGAGGCCGACACGCTCGTCCGCCAGAGAGCCGGCGATCTTGTCGCCGAACTGCGCGGTGAAGCCGAACGTCACGCCGGCCTGTGGGCCCGCCGCCCGGTCGCGGTAGATCAGCGACAGGTGCTTGCCCCACACGCGCGCCAGCGAGGCGGTCTGGCCGCGCTTGGCGGAGTTGACGAACGACGCCCCGACATTGAGCTGCTGGATCTCGAAGAAATCGCAGAACTCCTGGCGGGTGATCTGGCCCGCGCCCTGGTTGGTGCCCTTCACGGCCTGCACCAGCTTCGGGTGACGGCGAAGGACGGTCCAGGCCTGCTGCCCGATCGCGCCGATGTTCGGACGCATGACCGGCACGTCGAGCGCGTTGCTGATCGCGACCGTCGGATCGGAGTCGGCGTGCGACCACTGCGAGGTGCCCGACAGCGTCGACACCTGGGCAACCGGATAGCTGGCCGAGTTGTGGACCAGTGCTGCGACGCGCTGCTCGCGGGCGAGCTGCACCAGGTTGCTGAGGTACTGGGTCGCCATGCCCTCGGGGTCGATGCCTTCGCCCTGGGCGGCGGCGATCTCGATGTCACGGTTGGGGACCCAGTCGTCCAGGCCGTGATCTTCCACGCGCGAGGTCTCATCGGTCGCCTGGAAGTCGACCTGGTTCGGCATGCTCTTGCGGCCGACGCGCGTGTCGGGAACCGTGAAGCCCTGGGCGAGATCGTACTTCAGCCAGCGGAACTCCTCGGCCGTCGGCGTGCGCGGCAGCACGTCGTCGGCGATGAGCGCCACGTCGGGATTGCGGTAGGCAAGCGCGATCGCGGTGAGGCGGGCGCTGACGGGAAACGGCTTGGTCGGCATGAGTGACTGATCTCCGGTGTGGGTGTGAAGGTGGCGTTCGGCCTACGGGGTGCCGATCGCGATCCAGTTGACGTTCTTGGCCGCGTTCGCCGCGATCAGGGCGCCGTTGTCGGCCGCCGTGATCTTCCAGCACTTCAGCGTGATGCTGCCCGCCGCCGGCGAGCCCGCCTGGTCGCCCTTGGTCGCGGACACGCCGGCCAGGGTGGTGCCGTCAAGATCGCTTTCGGCGGTCGCGCAGCAGGCGGCCACGAGCGACAGGCCCGTCACGACGGCGAGCGTGCCGGTCACCGCGGCAACGCCGCGTTTGATCGTGGAGCCGGCGGGCGCGATCAGCACCGAGCCGATATCGCCGGTGACGCCGCTGACCTCGGCGGTGCCGATCGTCTGCTCGCCGTCCTTGGCCGCGACCGCCTTGCCGTCGGCGTCCGAGGTGAGCTTCTGGCCGCGCACGATGGTGCCGCCGTAGAGGACGGCAGCGATGCCGATGCGGCAGACGTCGATGCGTTCGCCGTCGGCGGCAGCAAGCGATTCGCTCACGCCCACGAGCAGGTCGGTGGCGGCGGCGGCCTGGATGTACTTGGCGTCGGCGTCGCTGAACTTGACGATGCGGTAGGCAGCGACCGCCGCGCCGGCGACGCCGTTGGTGTTGAGGACCATCTGGACCATTCGATCAGGCTCCCTGCTTGGTGACGTGGTTCACCGCGGCGGTGGCGCTCACGGTGATGCCGAGCTTCGACTGCTCGGCGATGTAGGCTTGCGCGGCCGTGGCGATGGCCTTCGAATCGGAAGCGTTGAGCGCCTTGTCCGTCGGCTTCCGGACGTCGCCGAGCTGCTCCGGCGCGACGCCGATGTAGGTTTTGAAGCCCTCGAGATCGCGCTGGGCATAGTTGAGCGCCCAGCTCTCCTGCCGCGGCAGCAGGCGGCCGTCCTTCAGCGCCTGCTTAACGAGCTCGGCCGGCTTGCCGGCGTTGAGCGCGGTGAGTTCCTCCTTCAGCGCCATGTGTGCGTCCATCGGCACGAACTTGGCGGGATCGATCAGGACCTTCTCGAGGCCCGCGATGATCGCGTCGGCGGCCGCATCAGTCTTGACCTCGGCCTTAGTGCAGAGCGCCACCAGGACGGCGTTCGGAGCACCGAACTTCTTGGTGAGGGCCGCGTTCATCGACTCCGCGTTGAGCGCGATGGCCGCCTTCGCATCGACACCGATCGCCGCCGCCAGGGCGCCGATCACCGCCAGCACCGCGTTGAGCGCGGTCTGGATATCGCTTTCGCTGGCATCGGGCTTGAGGCCGAGCAGCTCCGCAATCTTCTTCATTTCGACTTTCTCCTGTTGCACGGCATGACGCTCGCGGCTGTTGAAGGCCTTGAGCGTCAGGTTGGGCTTGTTGGTGAGGCCGGCGGAGAGCAGCGCCAGCACGCGACCCGAGTCCTCGTCGAAGGCAAAGACCGGCGAGAGGCCGCAGTAGATCCTGTCCTTCACGGCCTGGGCGCCGAGCGGCGTCCATTCGACCTTGCCCCAGATGGCACCCTCGCGGATCTCGAGGGATTTGATCCAGCCGTAGGCCGGCGCGCTGCCGCCGATCTTCTCGTTGGCCGAGAACTCCAGCGCGTGGTCCTCGTCGATGCAGATGCCGGCCGGGATCTGGATCGCCTGCGAGAGGGCGACGACCTGGTCGGGCTGGTCGTTGTTCCAGGATCGCCCGTCGCGCCCGCCGAAATGGCCGGCCGGGATCAGCTCGAGCTCCGTGGCCAGCGTCTCGCCCAGGAGCGCGTAGCAGACGCCGATCTTGGCACCGGCCGGCAGGCCATCCTCGGCACGGTTGAGCGCGATGGCTACACCGGCCCCCAACACCATGAACCTGGTGCTGGGGGCCCGGGCGACGCGCTTTGCTGGAATCAAGTTGCTTTCGGATCGCATTGTCAGCGAACCTACGGGGCACCAAAAATCGCAACCAACCCGACATATGTCGGGTGAAGCCGCGCCAAGGCCCTCGCCGATCGGCGGTGTCGCGGCCTGAAAATCGCCGCCGAGACTCACCCGCCGAGCCCACGAGGAATCGCCGCTCCCGGCGCGCGGGCCGTCAGACGGGTCCTCGCCTCGGGTTGGAAGGCCGTTTAAGCCGGAATAATTGCCGTAAGCGCCGGGTCGGGCGTCGAGCGCGGGGGTCTGGGCGTCCCGGGACGGCCTGCCGGCCGTGGCGGCCAGATTTTCGCGGGCTTCCGAATCGGGGCCCACGAGCCTATATTCGGCTCAGCGAAGGCGAGGGTTGCCAATCACGGCTTATCCCCTCGTCGGGTAAGGGCCCGGGTGATTTCCGGGCCCGTCCCTTTTCAGGGCTAGGTGAGCGCGCGGCGCCTACAAGACGCGCGGAGGCCAGAGCCGCAGGCCCAGGCGCTGGCGCTCCAGGTACGCCGCCCGGTCGACCGGCACGAACGTCCAGGCCTCGAACACTGCCCGCACCGCCTGGAACACCAGCAGCATCGGCCGGTCGCGGTTTGCCGTTTCGTAAAGGGCAAGATGCCGGCGCCGCAGCGCCACCTGGCCCGTGCGCTCGTTCCGCTCGAACAGCAGCCACACCTCGTCGGGCTTCTCGATCAGGTCGCGCAGCACCGGCAGCCACACCGTGCGCCGGGCCTGGATGTGGCTGCCCAGGATCTCCGCATCGACGGCGATCGGCGCGCCGTCGGGCGTCGTGAGCGTCGCGCGATCGGCGCCGAGCTCGCGCCGGATGGCGGCGACTGCCTGCTCGCGATCGGTGGAGGCCTCGGCCAGGCGCGGCGCCGGCCGCGGGGCAAGCGGCGCCGCGTCTCCATAGTCGGCCGGCGTGAGCGCACGATAGGCGGTGCCCTCGATGGGCTTCCATTCCGACTGTGTCTTGCCCCAGCGCTCGGGTATCGCCCGCTCGAGGCCGACATGGGCCTCGCCCACGTTGTAGTTGAAGCCGGGGTCGATGCCGCGATCGAGCGCGATGGTGCCGTCGCCGAAAGGGTCCTTGCGGCGCACCGGATCGAACTGCGGCGGCGATGCCGATTCCTTGTAGCCGAAGTCGGCCATCATCCGCCGCGACAGGCTCATGACGGTGCAGCGGCAATTCCAGCCGTTCGGCGGATAGTGCGTCTGCCACCATTCATCGTCGACCGGCAGCACCGTGCCGTGCCAGCGCCGATGATCAGGCCGCACATGCGTGTCGAGGATAGCCACGTAACGCAGGAACGGCCTGGTGCGCTTCACGCGCTGGATCTGCTCCCAGCGGCCGGCGGCGCGGGCCGCCGAGAGGTTGGTCTCGAACATCACCTTGGTGCGCCAGGCGCGGCCCTTGCGCGAGCTGTCGCCGGTGTACGACCAGCCGTGCTTGGCCACGATCTGTCTGAAGTCCTTGCGGAACTGCGCCAGCCCGGTGCCATCGTCGATCGCGCGCTGGATCGAGGCCTGCAGATCCTTGAGCAGCTCGTCCTTGGAGGCGCCGGCGACCACGAAGGCGCGGGCGTGCATTCCCTCCTTGAGATCGGTCCACTGCTTCGTCGGCAGGCGGACCTTGTCACGGAAGAAGCGCGCAGCCTCCTCGAACGGCACGCCGCCGACAGTGATCTCAGGTCTTGCGGCCACGGGCGAACCACCGGAACGGAATGATGTCAGCGTCGGCCGGCAGGCGCGCGGCTACCATCTTCTCCACTTCGCAGGCGAAGACGATGACGCCGCCCACGCCGGTGCGGCCCTGCACTACCCCGACGATGTGGTAGGCGTTACGCCCTTTGTCGGTCTTGAAGTACTGTCCAAGCCGGGGCGCCTCGCTGGAGTGAAAGCGGATCTTCAAGCTGGTGGCCCCGACCGCACTGTTCCCGGCCCGATCGGCTCCAGCATCAGCGCCTCGACGAATGCGGCGCCCTGGTAGATCGACCGCACGTCCTGCAGGGCCGGCATGGCATGGTCGACGGTGTTCTCTTTCAGCGCGAAGCTCACCCGGTCGCGAGCGATGGCCAGCCGATCGTGCAAGGTCTCGAGGAGATCGCGCTCCACATCGGTCAGCCCTCGCCGGGTGCGCTCGGGCTCCAACAGCCTGGCCAGGAGTGGTGACAAACGTTCACGCAAGGTGGCGATCGGCTCGTCGCCTTCGATCGACTGCCGCAGGGCGCTCAGGATCTGCCGGCGGAGATCAAGCATCGAGATCCCGTGCGCTGACGTTGGCCAGCGCCAGCGCCTGGCCCATCACGGTGGCGAGGTCGTCGACCTTGAGCTCGGGATAGAGCTCCATCATGCGGCTGGCGAAATCTTCCATCGTCTCGGCCGCGTTCATGGCCGCCTCGATGCGATCCAGCCAGCCGTCGATGAGCGGCTGACCGGCCGCCTCGAGTGCCGCCAGGATCTCGTCCTGGACCGCCTGCTGGCGCTTGGCGGCCGACGCGGCATTGAGGGCCGTCGAGATCTCGCGGCGTGTCGCATTCTTCGCCACCAACTTCGACCGAGGCTTCGGCTTGGCGCCAGGCGCTGGCTCCGTCGACGGCGCCGCCGGCGCCATGGCGCCCACGATCTCCTCGGCCGCTTCCGGCTCCACCAGGTTGAGCTTGTCGCGCAGCTGCTTGGCGCTGATGCGCACGCCGCGATCGGCGAGCCCGAAGGCGCCGTCGAGCGTCGCCTTGACGTCCTCGTTGCCTTCATAGTCGATCGAGAGCAGCGGCGGGTCGACCTTGGGTCCGTAGTTGATGGCGGTCCACGGCCCGACGAGCTGCTCCTGCAGCGTGTCGCACACCAGCACGGCATCGGCGTCGCGGATGTCGCCGCGCACTTCGTTCTGCTCCTTGCTGACCGCATGGCCGCCGGAGATCGCCTCGGTCGTCGTCTCCTGGCCGAGCACGAGCTTCGACTTCAGGCGGTTGAAGTAGCTGGCGAGCCCGCCGAACATGGCGCCGTCGGTCTTGGCGGCCTGGACGAACTCGATCGTCATCGTGTCCGGGATGGCGGCCGCCGCGTCCGCCCCCATCATCGTGACCGCATCGTAGAGGACGCGGCGCGCCGGCCCGTCGGTGCCCGGCGGATACTTGCCGAGGCGGAACGGCTGGCCGTAGGTGTCGGCGAAGGCCATCCAGTCCGCCACGGTGAAGGTGGTGAACATCACGGCCCAGGCGGCGATGTAGGCGATGCCGCTGCGCACGCTGAGGCCGGTCTTCGCCGGATGGCGGTGGACGATCCACTTGCCGAGCTGCAGGTCGTCGCCGCGCGGATTGCCATCGACCCGCAGCCGGAAGGTCTCGCGATCGACCAGGTCGGGGCGGAACCAGCTCATCGGCCTGAAGCACAGCCGCGCCGGCATCCAGGGAGTGCGGCTCTTGTCCCAGACGATCTCTGAGATGCTGATGCCCTTGCCGACCGCATCGAGCAGGTCGAACAGCTCGGCCTGCAGGCGCTTGCGCTGGGTCCACTTGCGGAAGGCGTTGGCAATCTCGACGTCCTTCGCGGCGGTCGAGGCGGCCTCAACCTTGACGGTGAGCTGCGAGACGGCGCGCTTGCGGGTGCCGAGCACCGACGCGTAGTGCGGGTCGCGCTCCTCCATTTCCTCGGCGAGCTCGAAGTATGCCATCGGCGTGCCGGCCTTCACCTCGGCCAGGATCGACGCCAGGCGCTGGGGCGTCATGCCCCGCATCAACTCCATCGCGGGATACCGGCGCACGCCGCTCACGGTCGGACCGCCGATCTCCTTGTCGAGATCGTCGACCATGAAGGGACGCCCGGAGCTGTCGACGATGGTTGAAGGTCGAGCCATTGGATTCCTCAGCGATATCGGCCGCGGCGAAGCCCGCTCGGGAGATCCCCGAAGCCATCGTCTTCGTCGCGCATCAGGAAATCGAGGCCGCGCTCGCTCGTGCCGATGTAGCGGTCGCGGCCGTGGGTGTTGATGGCGTCGTAGCCGGCCTCCCACGTCTCGGCGCGCGCGGCGGCCGTCAGGTTCAGGAAGGCGATGGCGGCGTCGCCGTGGCGTTTGCCCTTGCCCCTACCGCCACTCTGGTCGCTGCCCTGGTTCTGCTCCGGAATCACCGGCACGCCCTTTACGACCTTCACGGCGCGCAGATCGTCGTGGACGTCGCGATCGGCGGGAACGTCGGCGCTCTTGTCCTCGAGCCTGGCCTTCGCCAGCGGCCAGTTGAGGCGGTACCATTCCAGCGTCGCCTTCACTTCCTCGATTCGGCTGGCACCGAACTCGCCGCGCATGAACTCGGCGAGCTCGGCGCCGTTGCCCCGCGCATCGAGCTTGCCGTGCCGGAAGCTTGGCAGGCGCAAGGTCACCCACTTGAAGATCGTGCGGTGCTGGGCGAAGGGGCAGTTGTAGAGCTCGAGCAGGAACGGCGTCTTCAGCCGCGTGTCCTTCAGGCGCTGCGCCGGCCAGTAGGTCGTGCGGTTGGCCGATCGGCCGAAGTCGCCGCCGAAATAGCTGGGCGCCTCCTTGTCCATGGCGTCGAGCAGCGGCTGCAGCTCGTCGCGGCACCTGGCTTCGACCTCGGCGTCGCGGATGTGCAGCGGCAGATCGAGGAAATTGTCCGCGAAGTCCCAGCGCACGACCGGGATCGACTTATCGACGCAGGGCAGGATCAGCGACAGCGGCAGATAGGTGCCGCCCGACTGCGCCGGGATGCAGTCGAGCTCCTCGGCGTCGTTCGGCCGGTAGAAGGCGCGGACCTTGGTGACGAATTCCTTCTCGCCGTCTTCGGTCCACGCCTCGCCCTTGGCCTGGCACCGCGACCGATAGAGACCTTCGCGGACAGCATCCTCGAAGGTGCACCGGTGCAGCGAATAGGGAATGCGCTCGGCCCGGCACTCTTCGATCAATTCATTGAAGTAGTTGTCGACGCTGTTGTGCGTCGAGATGATGCGGACCTTGCTGCCCAGGATGATCAGCGCGATCGCCGCCTTGATCAGGCCAGCCAGATCGTCCTGGAAAGCGGCCTCGTCGATCACCACAACGCCCTGGCGGCCGCGCAGCGAGCGTGGCCGCGACGAGAGCGCCAGGATGAAGAAGCCCGACGGGAAATCGATGCGGAACGACTTGATGTTGCGCGAGTTGCCGTGGTCGTCGACGTCCTCGATCAAAACCTCGCCGATTTCGCCGGCAGCGTAGTTCAGGCCGATCGCCCAGCGGCCGCAGGCGTCGATGTATTCGCGCGCCATGTCGAGCGTGGTGCCGATGTAGTAGACGTTGTCGCCGCCGGCCTCGCGGGAAGCGGCGGCGATCATGACGTCGTCGGCCGCCTCGCCGAAGGTGAAGCCGGTGCGGCGACCCTTCTCGGCGATCTTCACCTCGGATTGATCGGCTACCCACTTGCGCTGGCTGGCGCGCAACAGGCCAAGGTCGCCTGGCGCGTCGTAGGACAGCACCGCGGGGATGTTGCCCGGCGGCGCGCGATCGGGCGCGATGGTCGCTGCCGTGCTCATCCGGCGATGCCCAGGATCTTCTGCCGGATCTCGGCGACGGCTTCCTTGGTGAGGCCGCGCTGCTTGGCGACCTTCTCGACTTCGCTCGCCGCGCGCTGCCGTTCCTTCTCCACGGCGCGCTTGGCGATCATCATCTCGCGCTCGAGCGTGATCTTGTCGGTCGACGCAGCGGCCCGCACGGCGCCGGCGAGCAGCGACAGATCCTTGGGACTCACCTTCTCGGCGTCCTTGGGCGACATGGCCATCATCCGCTGGAACGCGAGCGACTTCAGGATCTCGTTGTTGACGATCGACGCCGGGCCCGTCGGGTCCTTGGCGCGCTCGCGCGCGAAGAACTCCGCCATCTTCACCGACTTCATGAAGACGGCCTCGTGCTGCTCCTGGCGCACCTTGTGCCGGCCGACGGCCGAACGGCTGACGTCGCCGCCCCTGTCGCGCACCAGCTCCCAAAGTTCGTCGACGCTGAGCCGGCCTTCCTCGATCGCCATGTTGAGCTCGGCCCGCACGTCGGCCGGCAGGGCGTCGATCGTGCTGAGGCGCTTCCGCTTTTTGCTGCCAGGACGCAGCTCAACGATCTTGCCGTCTTCGGGAGTGTCGCTGTCCACGGTCAGCGCCGCCTGTCCGGACGCTTCTCGATATCGGGGTGCACGCGCTTGGCATCGGCGATCGCCCGACCGCCGGCCAGGATTGTGGCGTACATGTCGCCAGCGATCTCCTCGGTGGCGACGAGTCCCTGGTCCGCCAGCCAACTCAGCTCCGTGCGCACCTGGTCGCGGTCGCTGCGGATGCGGCGGCTGTTCAGCACCGGCTCGATGAAGAGCTCTCCCGACTGGCCGTCAGGCGTGTCAGCCAGGATCTCGAGGATGACGCGCCGGCGCGCGCGGCGCAGCGTGTCGGCATAATCCAGGCTCATTCAACGACCTTGGCCAACTTGAGATTGAGGAGATGTTGTTCAACGCGGTCGACCGAACTCCCCATGCGGTCGACCGTGCTGTCGAGGCCGTGCATATCGGCCGAGAGTTTGCTGACGTTGGCGGTGAGCTCGCTGATCGCCTCGCGGAGGCGATTGACGTCGCTGTAGTTGGGCAGCGCGCCGACGTCCTTCGTCAGGAGATCGATCTTGTGATCTGCTTCGGTGATTCGCCTATCGCATTCATCGACCTGGTCATGCAGCACCTTCTCGACGGCCATCATGTCGTTCGTGGTGGCGAACTTGGCGAGATCCTCGGGCTTGACGACGTTTCGCCGTAGAGCCGTGAAGGCCTGCCAGAGCAGAGTGCCGACGGCGATGCCGGGAACGATCCAGTCGCGGAATTCCTGCCACATCAGCCGGCCCTCACCAAAACGCGCCCGCGGCGGACATGAAGGCGAGGCCGGACGCAATGCCGACCAGTTCCCACCAGCATGCCGCCACGCCGAAGGCTGCCGCGAGGCCGAAGGCCGCTGTCGCCGCCGTCCACATCAACGTGCCGCCTTCTTGCAGGCCCGAACCTCGTCGCGCATGCGGCCGTAGTCCGGCATGAGGCGGCCGCGCACGATGCCGTCGCCGGGCAACGCCTGCAGCTCGGCCAGCGCCTGGTCTTGGACGGCGGCGGAGTACTCGACGAGCTGGGGGCACACCGGCGGCGCTCCGCTAGAAGGTGTGCTGCTGCAGGCGGCCGTCAACGTCGCCAGCAGTATGGGGGCCAGCAGCGTTCGCATCTTGCATCTCCTTTGCGGTGTCGAGGGACGTAGCCAGAGAGTCGGCGCGCTCCGCATCGCGTCCGCTCTTGCGGATCGCGGCATAGACACCGAGCAGCGCGAGCGCGATGCCGCCCACGAAGACGATCTTTCCCCACGCCGCGGTGAGGATCGGTGCAAGCCGCGCGACGCCGGCGGCGAACAGCGCACCGATCATTGCCCCACCAGCGTGCCGGCGGCGGCCTGCGCCGCGGCCTGCTCCCGGTCGCGGCGGGCGCGCTTGACGCGCTCCCAGGCGGCCACCGCGATGCCGACGATGGCGATCACCGCGAGTGCGATCTTTAGCCAGAACAACGCCTGCGCGATCGCCGGCGAGGTTCCGGAGAACGGCGCCAGGCCTTCGGCCGTCTGGCGCAGCGGTTCCTGCACCGCCGTCACGGTCTCCTGGACCGCCGACGGCTGCTGCGTCGAATCCTGGATCACGGCGACGCCGCCGCCCGCGATCGTGGCGCCCGAGGCCACCGTGAGGCTGGTCGCCGTTTTCGACGTGGTCACGCCGACCGGCTTCACGACACCGGCCAGGCGCAGCCCGTCCTCGATCTCGTTGCCGGCATAGGGCATGCCGCCGCACTCGTGGATGATGATGGCCGCCACTATGCCGTGCAGCGTCTTGTAGTCACGAATGTCGATCTCGGCGTCGGCGCCGACGCCGGCGCGCTTGGCGACGGCCGCCACGTAAGCGCCGGTGTCGTTCTCGACGGGCGGCGCCCAGGTGTTGATGATCTGCCGCACCGTTCGCTGGTTGAGACGGTCACGGTAGGCGAACAGGTTCTTGGCCAGCGCGCGGATGCCGTGCTCGGCCGAGACGAACACGCAGAAGCGGCCCTTGGTGAGCTCGCCGCGCTGGAAGTCGCTGAGGCGGATATCGCCCGTGTCGCGGATCTCGCCCTGCCACAGCTCGTTGCCGCGGTCGATGTTGCCGGGATTGTTGTTGTAGAAGCCGCGCGAAGTGCGAGGGTCCATGTCAGCCTCCGGTCGTCGGTTTAAAGATGCAGCGCACGACGCCGTCGCGGATGCAGATCCACCAGTCGTCGTCGATCGAGGGATAGAGACCACGGCCGATCAGGCGGCGCGGCATCAGCACCTCGTCGCCCGCGCCGACAGCAACATAGACGCCCTCGGGCGCCTCGCGGAACTTGGTGGCACCCTCGCGACGGCAGTCGCCGACGCCGCAGCAGTGGCTGCCGCTCTCGGCGACGTAAGCCTTGTTGGTCTCGATCCAATGCGCCGCGCCGTGCGAATTAGCGCGGCGCGCCATGCCACCGAGCATTTCGGCTCCGAAGCAGAGCAGGAGCAAACAGACGATGAGGATTAGCGGTCGGGCTTGCATTCGAGCCTCGGCAAGGTGAGGCTCGACGCTAGGGAGATGAGGCCCTCAGAACCAACCCGACATATGTCGGGCGAAGAGCGCTAGGCGGAGGCCTCGGCCATAGCCGTGGTCGACGCGAGCTCGCGCACCCGCCGCCCGTTCACATCGTCGCGATAGTCGCCGAACTGGAAGATGGCCATGCCATCGCCGAAGCAGAGGCCGAGGTAATGCTCACCCAGGCTTTTCCAGCTGGCGGCCCACAACAGGCGTTGCTCGGCGCGCTCCTGCTCGTCCTGGGTCAAGCTGGAGGTCCGCGCCGCGAAGCTCACGATCGGCACGATGACGGCGGACTTCTCGCGGCCGAGCAGCGCTGCCGAATGTCGAAGGCCGTCGACGATCGTGCCAGCCCGGTGCATGAGCGCGTCGAGCTTCAGCGGATCGACGGGTGCATCCTCGAAGCAGAACTCGACGTCGATCGGATCACCGTCGGCCGGATGGAGATGAACCGCCAGCCGCTGGAATGTGTCGCCCAGCGACTCCACCGTTGCCGCCTCCTTGATGGCCGCCGCGAGGTTGCGTCTGTACCAGCGGTCCTTGCGATCGACTGGGTCGACGCTAGTGCCCACGCTGTCGGCCAGAATGAGACGGATGGCGGTCATTTCGTCCTCTGATCGATTCTCACCAGCCGCCACTCCTTGGCCGTGAAGATATCGAGGTCTTCACCGGCACTCGAAGTGAAGGCAAACAACGGGATCTCGGGGTCACCGGAGATGAAGTCGGTGATGTGAAGCCTACCTGAGATCACCCGCCCGTCGCCGTAGCGAAGCTCCGCAGGCCCGGTATCCGACCAGTCCGGCAGGTCGTTCGCGATGCTTCTCCAGGCGGTGAGTTTCGAATTCATGGAATCGATCCTACACCGTCACGACCGCTTCGAAAGCGCGTCGAACAGCCCCGGCTGCCGGCTCTCCCTGGGCACGCGATGCTTGGCGCCCCGGCCGGCGCGGATACGATGCACGGAGTCGACGTGCATGCCTAGCTCCCGCGCGACGGCATTGGCCTTCCGCCGATCGGCGTTGATCGCCCGGTGCTTGGCCTCGGTGCGCAGGCCCTCGGCCAGCGGGATACGCACGCTGCGCGTCCCGCCCAGGGCTTTGGCGACAGCGAGGGCGACACCGGGCCCGCACAACTTGGCGATCTTGGTGCGGTGGCTGCGCGCGATCGCCGGGATGTAGACCTCCTGGCCGGCATAGTGCTCGAGCAAGCGCATGACGCCGTCGTAGCCGCAGATCTCCGCCACCGGCTTCAGCTGCCCGGGCAGCCGGTCGATGCGGGGATCGCGGAAGACGCGCGGCGTCGCCATCTGGTCTAGCCGGCCTCGCCGGTGTTTGCCTGGTGGCGCCGGCCGAGGCGCTGCCTGCGCACCAGAGCGCCCAGCTTCATTGCCAGGTTGTCGAGATCGACCGGCTCCATCTCCTCGAGCGGCATGTCGCGCGGCACAACGCGCCATGCCCGGGCGAAGCCCATCAGGCCCGAGTCGCCTTCCACCTTGGCCCAGTTCGCTGCGTGCAGCCGGTGCCATTGCAGCCGCACCAGGGCGCGGCGTGGCGCGCGCTTGTCGGCGCCGGCCGCCAGGCCGGTCAGCCCGACGCGCTTGCCCCAGTCCTTCAGCGCCTCGATCACGTCGGAGAGCTGCTCGGCGTTGCAGAAGCGCATGTCCTCGCGCGTGGTCTGTCGCTGGACGAAGGCGGCAAGCGCGAGCTCGGAGCCAATCTCGATTTCGTCCAGGTTGAAGAGGTTGAGCCACAGCGCACGGCAGCGGCGCGCCATGGGCGAGTCGGCGATCGGCCGGGCGCTGGCCTTCTTGCCGGCGCCGAGCCGATCGAATTCCTTCAGCACCGCGTAGAGCTGCTGGTCGTCGCACAGGGCCGCCGAGCGGTGGCCGGTGATGCGGCAGAGCACATCGCGATAGCTCTCGTCGGAAAGCGCGAGCTCCTTCTGCTGGATATGGATTTTCGCCAGCAGGTTCTTGCGCGCGCCGTCCGCCGCCATGGGCATCGGTGCGAGCGGCGGCCTACGATAGGGACGCCGGCTCATTTGCCGGCCTCCCCGGCCTTGTTCACCGCTTCGACGATGTCCGGCCATTGCAGGCCGGCGCCGCGGGCCACCTCGAGGCAGCGATCGAAGACTTCGCGGGCATCGCCCTTGAACGAAAGGCGGCCGGTGAACTTGTCGACCATGCCGAGCCGATGGATCTCGGCCGACAGCGGCCGAAAGAGTTCGTGCAGTGCGGCCAGGTCCTCGTTGCGCGGATGGCGGATGCGATAGGCGCGCCAGGTCGTGTCGAAGGCGAACAGCAACCCAAGCAGCGGGAAGGTCTCGAAAGGGTCGGGCCCGATCGGCGGCGGCGCGGCGTCGGCCGCGGGGGCTTCGACGGTGCTCATGACTCGACATAGCCTAGGGCGTCGGTGATCGGATTCACCACACGCACGCAGATGCGGGTCAGGACTTCAGAGCTGACCAGCCGCTTGCCGCCAACGATCGCCTTGACGATGGCCTCCGCCATGTCGACAGCGAGCTCGATCTCGTCGCCCGACAAGTTGATGTCGGCGCCTGACGCGATGGCAGCGTCGATGCGCGCGGCCAGGCGGCTCGCTCCGGCGCGGAAGTAGCCGTCGCGGATGGAGACGTTCTCGGCGATCACAATGCACAGGTCACGGATGGCTTCGACGACCGGCGGCGGCAGGCACATATTCGATAAAGTGGCGCGTTCCATCTGTGCCTCCTCAGTTGAGCAGCGCGGGCCGCTCGGCCTCGAGCGCATGTGATGGTGCCACGCCGAAACGATTCGCCATGGCGAAGGATGCGACGCGGTGGCGCGCGGCATGAATTCGCGCAATGCGTCTGGGAACTGTTCGCTCTGCAGCGCGTCAGGGAGTTGCAGCTGGGCCCCCAGCATGCAGCCCGAATCCCAGGCCGACTGGTAGGTGATGGTGACGTGCCACCACGCGCCGGCGGGAAGCATCTCCAGGTCCTTGGGCAGGAACGTCTCGATTGCACTCACTGCCGCCCGCTGGATGACTTCAGGAACCATCGCGTGCGCAAGGCGGAGCGAAACCCAGCCGCCGTCGGCGAATGCCCCGCCGACAGCGGCGAGGGCGATCACATAGTGTCCGGCGGGAAGGAGCTTGTCGGTCATGTCACTCCTCCTCGTCGGCCGACGCGGCGACCGGCTTCAGCCACCAGTCGACGTGCTTCTCAGCATCAGACTTCGGGAAACTGACGAAGGCCTCACTGCCGGCAGCGGTGACGTTGATGCCGAGCTTCTTCAGGATCTCGCCCGACAGCTTCGCGAGGCCACCCTTCAACACAGTCGTCTTGACCTTCAGCACCGTCTTTCGCTGCGACTGCGTGAGCTGATCGACGATTCGCTTGATGAGGGTTTCGGTCTCCGGCAGCTCGAGGCGGCCCTTGCCCTTGCGCCAGCCCACACGCACACCATGAAACTCGATGCTCTGCGGGCGCTTGAAGAGCGCCGGCGCGCGGTCGACCAGGGAAAGCAGTTCGGCCTGCTGAGTCAGCACCGCCGTCGCGGCCTCCTTCAGCGGCCGCTCGAAATCCTCGCGCACGGCAAGGAGCTTCGCTTCGGCGCGCAGGATCTCCTTGGCGAGCCGCAGGCGGGCATCCGCCAAGGCCTTCGCTCCAGTTTCGATGAGATCCATCTCGATGTCGGTTTGGGTCATGGGCTACCTGCTCTTGAGGGTGGTGGTGGCGATGTGGAAGGCGAGTGCGCGGCATCCGACGTCGGACAGTGGCTGCGCGCGCTCGTGGGACCGGAGGCCGTACCAATCGCGCTCGGCGCCGAACTTCGAGTGCCGGAGCTCGATCGTGGGGACGCTGACGTCTTCGTCGTTGCGGACCAGGATGGCGGTGGTGCTCACGACTGGTTCTCCTTGCCGTTGATTTCGTCGGCGGCGCGCATGAGGCCGGCCAGGACGGCGCCGGGGTTGGCGCGTACGGCGGCGATCAGGTTCCGCCGGAGCACGCGCAGGAGCGCGTCGAGTTGGCGCTCAGCCGAGGCTTGGTCCGTGTCGTTCTCCTGGATGGCTCGCCGGTGGCCATCGACGGCGCGCTCGGAGCGGCGCTGGGTGATGCCCGGCACGAGCGCCTCGATGGCACGCCGGACGTCGGCGAGCTTGGAAGCGACCGCCGGCGTCTCGCCCTCGAGGCGTGCGACTTTGCGCGTCGCATACAGCACGGTCGTGGGATCGAGATTGAATGCGGCGGCGACGTCGGCGCTCGTCTCGCCAGTGAATTCCACGCACAGCGCCATGGTCACCTGGCGCGCCCAGCTGTGGCAGGCGTTCTGACGACGGCCGCGAATGTCGGCCGCCGTCACGCCAAACTCGTCCGCCACCGCATCGACGATGTGCGCCATCAGCTCGGCTTGCGAGTTGCTGAGGAAGGCGTGCGGTGCGGCTCTGCTCATGACCGGAACGACTCCAGGACGACAACGCCCTGCAGGCCCCTGGCCGGCATCACCGCCACGTTGTCGGCGCGCGGCGGGTCGATCATGCGGCCGTAGAGCCGCTCGGCCGCCATCGCGCGCTCCTGCAACTGGCGCATCGGATCGTCGGAGTGATGCGCTTCGGCGCGCTCCATCTCGCGGGCGAAGATGCCGAGATCGCGCAGCACTTCCTGCACGATCTCGCTGGCGCGGCGCAGCTCCGCCGGCTTCGGGCCGTCATTCTCCTTCAGCCACCAGATGGTGCGGTCGATCAGGTCGCTCAGCCTCAGGGTCGACATGCCGGCCTCCTCAGCTGTTGCCGATCGGGCCGGCGCCGACACGGCTCCAGGCGTCGCGCATGTACGCGATAGTGCGGGGCTCCTTGTTGCCGGCGGCCATGGCCGTCGCCGCAATCAGCGTCTTGGTGAGCGCGCGCAGCGCACCCGGCTTTGAGGCGACGAGGCGCATGAACTGGCGCTCGTCCTTGTCCTCGACCGACCAGGCCTTGAGCAGCGAGTCGACGTCCTGGTTGGCGGCGCGCGCGAGGGTCAGCCGCAGGCCGATGCGGCTGTAGAGCTGGGCGAGCTGCGGCGTGCGCTCGGGATCGCCCAGCTTGGAGACGATGCTCTCGTTCCCTACCAGGACGACGCCGCAGCGCGCCTTGTCGTGCACGGTGCGCAGCTGATCGATCGCGGCGCTCTGAAGGTGCTGGGCTTCATCGACGATCAGCAGCGCTTGACGGTCCTTGAGGCGGCGCACGACGGCGTCGGCGATCGCCACGGCGCTGCGCTCGGATGCCTTCACCGTGCTGGCGAGCTCGGACAGCAGATGGTGCACGCTCGACTTCGCCGGCTCCATGGTCGCCACGAACACGGCAGGATTGGCCGCACGGTAGTACTCGAGGGCACAGGTCTTGCCGGTGCCGGGCGAGCCGACGATGACGCCGAAATCAGAGAGGGTTTGCGCCCACGTCAGCAGCTCGACGATCTGCTGCGCCGTCTTGGTCTGCAGGAAGGCCGGCGCGAGCGGCACGATGGCCTTGATGCTCTTGCGGTTGCGCCGGGCCTCGAGCCACTTGGCGACCTCGGCCGCGACGCGGGCGTTGTCGCCGGCATAGCTGCCGTTGATGAAGGCATTGAAGGTGCCGGTCGGGATGTTGGCCTCGTCGGCCGCGGCCCGCTGCGTCATCTTCTCGCCGCCGATGATGCTGTTGGCGTCGGTGCGGATGCGCGCGACCGCAGCATCGTCCAACGTCGTTTCGTTCTGGGCGTCGTTCATGTATGCTTGCTCCTTCAGTGCTGCGTTTGGGCTTGAGGCCCGACGTCACGGCGCCGGCGACTAGACCTCGTCGGCGCCGTTTTCCTGCGCCCGCACCAACTTCAGGAAATTCCTGATGCCGGCCTGGCCGCGTTGTTCTGGTTCGTCCAAATCGCGATCTGCATCGGGCCGCATGGCGAGCGCCGTGTTGCCGGCGCCGAACATCGGCCGGACGACGGTGGGCTCTGGCACCGGTGGCGCGTCGAACTGCGGCATCAGCGCCGCGACCTGGTCGATGCCGATCACGCGCTCCGCCGCGAGCATGTCCTTCTGCGCGCGCATCCAGCCGGCGCGGGCATGGGCATGGCGGCGGGCGGCGTCGACGTCGGCGAAGCCCACGGCCTCGATGACGGGAGCGCTGCAGATGTAGGAGCCGTCGAGCCGGTAGGCGTGCACCTGGTCGTGCAGCGCCTGCGGATCGAAGCGGACGATCAGTCTGTGCTGGGCATACTCGACCAACTGCTCGGTCCAGAAGCGGTTGCCCAGGAGCTCGATCGAGCCGTCACGCCGGCTGCGCACGCCCTCGGCCGCGAGCAGCCACAGGCGCTGCTGCTCTTCCGAGGCGCGGCGAATCGGCGAGACGCGGTAGCTGTCGAGAAACACGTCGTCGAAGGAACGGCCGTTGACCACGGCGGCACGCCTGCCCTGGCGGGCGTTGTGCAGCGTGATGCCCTCGGAGACGACGGCGATGAAGGTGTCGATCGGCACCGCGCTGTTGCCGTAGTTCTCCGGCTTCGCCATCGGCGTGTTGCCCGTGTAGGCGCCGGCGAAGCGCGGGTCCTTGGCGATGTCCGAGCAGAAGTCCCGGAAGGCGCGCTCGATCGGCTTGCTCTGCCCCGAGTACGGCGTCGTCCAGTGAACCTGCACGCCCAACGTGGTGAGCACGCCGGCGGCGTCCTCTTCCTTGACCTTGAAGCGGTAGCGGGTCGGCGTGCCGCCGGTCAGCCACTTGGCGGCGAAACCGCGGCCGTTATCCAGCCAGCAGTGATCGGGCACGCCGAAGGTCGACACCATGTCGCCCAGCGCCAGGCGTACGAGGCCGGCATGCTCGGAGCGGTCGATGCGCCAGCTCAGGATTTTGCCGGAGTAGAGATCCTGGAAGGCCACCATCATCGGGCGGCCGATGCTGCCGTCGGGCCATTTGGCGAAGACGTCCCACTTGTGGCCGTCGGCGTTGACCGCGTTCAGCGCATGGAAGATCGAACGGTCGCGCTGTTGCGCCGGGTAGAGCTCCTTCAGCGCCTCCATGCCCTGGCGGCCGGCGACGATGACAGTGCGCGGCAGCGCGTGCAGCTTGCGCTCGATCGTCTTGGCCGACGGCAGCTCCCAGCCGTGCTCCTGGGCGGCGCGCTCGAGGCGACGCCAGCAGCTGGTGAAGGGCGGTTGTTCGACGCGCAGCCAGTCGGCCCGGATGAAATCCCAGGCGTCGCCGTCGACCGGCTTCTCGCGCCCGCGCGCGCCGACGTGGCGCGGCACCAGGTAGGCCTGCCAGTCGGGCCGCTCGATGCCGTCGACCTTGGCGCGCCACAGGCGAAGGGTGCGCTCGGCGACGCCGGATTCGGCCGCCAGCAGCGCGAAGGCGGCGCAGCGCGGCGTGCCCGACAGCGACAGCCGCTCGATCGCGTCGAGCAGTTTCACGCGCTTGCCGGCCTCGTCCTTGCGGTGCTGCGGCTGGGCATCGAACTGGCGCCAGATCTCGCTGCGCTCGAGCGCCGGTGCGGTCTGTTGCTCGCTCTCGCCCGCTTCCGGCAGATCGAAGGTGGTGACGGTCACCTTGCCGATCGCGATCTTGGTGCGCGCCTCGGCCGGCAGAATCGACCAATGAAATTCGAGGCCGCCGCCGCGACCCTTGCGGCGGCGCCAGGTGCCCTGATCGTTCAGCGGCCATTGCTTCGCCGGCGGCGTCCACTCGTCGCGCTTGGCCAGCAGCTGCACGCCGCGCTCCGTCGTCGGCAGGCCGGGGAGCCCGAGTGCTGCGATATCGGCGGCGCTCAACCAGTGGCTCATCGCGTGGCGACCTCCGCCGTCGGCGACGCGGCGAAGGTGGCCTTGAATTCCTCGGTCAAAGCAGCGGCGGCGGCGGCGTAACGCAGAGCGCGACGGAGCGCTGTTATGTTCTGTGTCCGCAGGGCGACGTCGAGCTCGTGGGCCGCACTGTCGAGTTGCCGCCGCAACACCTCGAGCCGCCCGATCTCATCGACCGTGATCGGAAATCGGTGCCCGACGCGAAAGGCTGGGCGGTCGTACAAAGTGGTCATCGTCCCCCCGAACGTCTGTGCATGCGTGTCAGCGTGATCTGGCGGTCGATTTCCTCGCGCTTCTCGGCGAGCTCGACTTCCTTGATCGCATCGGCGTAGCGCTCGTCGACGACGCTCCAGTCGAAGAGCTCGGCGAGCAGCTCGAGGAGGCGGCGATCCCGGGTGGCATGCACCAGGGCGACGAAGCGGACGACGTTGATGGTGTGGGTTTGCCGGCCGGGGCTCGCGTAGGCGTTCAGCATGGCGGTACTGACGCGCTCGCCGAGATAGTTGGTCATTGTCTGGGCGACGTCACAGCGGTCGAGACCGCAGTCCCGAAGCGCTACGACGATGGCCTTGCAGATCCGGCCGTCGAGCGAGGAAGCGCGGACTTGGTCCGGCTCGAACTTCTTCACCGGCTCGGGCGGCTGCCAGCTCAACAGGTCCTTGGTGTAGGGATCGCGGATGCGGCGCGTCATGCTGGCGGCTCGAGCGTGAGGACCAGAATCCGCTCAACATCCGATTGCCGCTGTCGATGCGCACGCGCGACGAGCTCAACCGCCTGGTCAACGCGCTGCCTCAGATCAAAGGGCAGCTCGCTGTAGGTGGTTAGGAGCACGTCGGCGCCGGTCAGCATGTCGCCGAGGCCCGTGGCAAGCCACTGCAGGCTTACCCCTTTGGCGAAGGCCAACTTCGCCATCGCCTCGAACGTAGGCGCGGACTTGCCGGCAATCCAATTTTGGAGGGCATCTGTCGATCGTTCAGCGACTTGTGCGGCCTCGCTCCGGGTGTCGAAAAGATCAAGCAGGCTCCTGATCCGGTTTGTCAGGCCCGCATCGAAAAGAAGGGTGCCGGCGACGCGGGAGGTCGCCGCCGGCGGCGTGTCACGGGGAACGCGAGGGGGCGCCGGTGACACGCTCTTTTTCATCGTGCGGCCTTGCGCTCGAGCAGTTCGGCGAGCTCGGCATCGAACGCCTTCACGAAGGCCGCCTTTGTCTTCTTCGAAGTGCGCCGCCAGATCGTGATCAGCGCGCTCAGTTCCTTGTCGCGGTTGGCCGGGCTGTCCTTCGGGCCGGCGACGACTTCCTTGAAGGGCTTGCCTGCGGCGAGGCCGGCCAGGGCTTTGGTGCGCTTCGGGCCATCGAGCTTGGCCAGGCGCATCAGGTCAGAGTGGTTCTCGGCGATCGGGTGGCCTGCGATCTTGTCGCGGATCGGGGCCAGCAGGCGCGCCAGCTTGAGGTCGCGATAGATGGACCGCTCGCTGAGGTCGACCTTCTCCGCCACTTCAGCCGGAATCCGCTCTGCCAACTTGGCAAAGCTTTGATTCGATAGACTCTTCTCGTCCGCTCCGCCCTTGCGGATCACCCCGGCATGATGAAACCAGCGCTGGACAGTAAACGCCCGATCGAGGGCATTAAGATCGCTGCGCATGAGATTTTCCTCGATCTCACGCAGCTCGCGGGCATCTGCATCGCCCTCGAATTTCTTCGCCCGCAGCGACGACCAGCCGTTGATCTTGGCGCCGGCAATACGATGCAGCCCGAAGACCAGGTGCCAGCGGTCCTTGCCGGCCGGGCTCACCTCGATCGCCTGCAGCTGGCCGCGGTTCTTCATACTGTCGGCGATCAGGGCGGCGCGGGCCTCGTTCAGGGGCCGCAGGCGCCTACCGATGACGATCCGGTCGAGCGCGATGTCAAACTCGGCGC